GCGTGTGATGCGATATCTGTCCACGTCAGCTGATCGGTGCTGGTCTGGATGTCGAATGCCGTCTGTGCTGTGCCTGTCGGCACTGAATAATTCCAGTTAAACTGCGCGGTCCCATACAGGATTCTGTTCGACGGCGAAAGAGCTTCAACCGTAGGAACAGCATCCGCTGTGTTTATGTTGACAACCGCCGTGTCGTATGTTTCGCCCGAATCCGCATTCGCCTTGATGTACATATCGTACGTTTCCGAAGACTCGAAAGTGTTGGCCGGCACCGTCACTGTTGACCCGGTGAAATTGATGCTTGTGTATGATCCTGCGCTTGTCTTTTTGTAATACAATATCCCACCAGCCACGGAGTACTGGTTCAATGCTTCAGAGTAGTATTGTGCCGAGACCGTGATGTTGAGAGGCGCGGCAGGATTGTGGTACCCTCCGGCGAAGTTGGTTGTAGCAACAAATGGAAATGTCGTTACAGGCGAAAATGCCAGGCTGAACCCAGAGCCGGTAAACGTCTGATCTTGCGTCTGCCGGTATATGCCGTCATCCGAGTAGAACGCCTGAACTATGGCATAGATTATCACCTTGCCGTTACGCGCGATCAGTTTACCGTCCCGCCACCAGGCGGTTCGTGTTCCGTTCTCGTAATCAACACCAGAGTACCCAACGGTCTGGGTGTTTACGTCGAAGTATTCGCCAATCGTCGGATACGCAGACGTATTCAGAACATAATACGATTCGGTCCACTTATCGTTTTGCGGGATTCTTGTGAACGTTGATGCGACGGTCAAGTAATTCGCAGAAGCATGCGTGTTGAACGTGTCTGCGTCATACACCAACACAAAATTCTGGCCGGCGTTCTTAGTTACCGGTTCCGTCAGTCTTGCGGTGATAATGCCCGTGTCGCGGTCACGAAGGTATATCTCAATCGGGTTAAATGGCATATCAGATTACCTCCCCCATTCTCTGCCTCCGCTGCGCTTCCTGGGACATCCTGACGATGTCGTTAAACTCGCGGACGCTGGACGCGTCGATCTGAACGTTGTACACGTTTCCGCCTGTTGCACCATAAACGGTGCTGTTGCTGACCGGTGTGATCGTCGGCATTGACCCGCTCAGGTCAAGGATCTCCGGGCCGCTTTCGCCGACAACAGACTTCACGGATGTGACCACGCCGCCGTTGGCATACTGATTGATCCCGTGCTGGCGGTCCCACTCATCCCAGGCTCTGGAAGATGACGAACCGATATGGTCAAGATCAAGCAGGCCGAGCGACAGTGTGTTGAGCACATCGATCAGGCCGTTGATCGCCCTCTCGATTGTAGAGATGATCGGTGTCAGGAACGAAGCGATCCCACTAAATGTTGTACTGAAGATGTCCAGCAGGCCCCCGACCACAGTCCCGAGAAGCTCGAAGACCGGAGTCAGCAGCTCGATTGCAGTACCGATCGCGCTGAACACCGTTGTCGCGATATTCTGGATCTGCGGCATGTGCTCGACTACCCAGTCCAGGAAGCTCTGGAAGTATGGCATCATCTCTTCGCCGAGCACTCTTCCTGTCGCTTGGAGTGACTGCTGAATCAGAGACAGCGTGTCTCCGAATGTTGCAGATGCCGCTACAGAATCCTCTGACATGATCAGGCCATACTGCTCGGTCTGATCTAACAGCTCTCTGGTGGCTTCCTCTGTCTGGTTCAGCAGTGGAATCATGTTCTGGCCGGACTTTCCGAAGAGATCTGTCGCTGCGGCTGCCTTCTGCGTCGCGTCATCCATTCCCTGCATCGTATAGACCAGTTTTTCAAACATTTCCTCTTGTGACATGCTGTTAATGTCTTCGATCGCGATCCCCAGGTCTGTGAACTTCTGGATCGCTGATTCTGACCCATTCTGCGCATCTGCCAGCGTGGAAGTCATGGTCTTAAAGCCTGCAGCCATCGAATCGATGTCTCCGCCTGCCATGCCGATCACATAGTCCCATTTCTGATATGCTTCTGTACTGAGACCCAGCTTCTGGGACATCTTGTCGATGTTGTCACCGTAATCGGCAACGGCTTTGGTCAGGTCGAAGAGCTTGTCCGTTATTGCAGCAACTGCTGCAACACCGGCAACGGCCCAGGTCCCCATCAGCACCTGGCTATCAGATAACTTGATGCCAAAATCGCCAAGAACGTTCTGGACGGTTTTGAATGCTGCGTTAAGTTCCCTGCCGGCACCGCTTCCGGACGATGCCATATCGGCAAAGCGCTGCGCAGTTTTCTGTGCGTCCTTCTGTGTGTTGTGCAGGGAATTGATCGCTTCGTCATTCTTGATCAGGATGTTGCCCCACAGTTTGAATAGTTCCATCGGCCTCCTCCTTTCTCTTGAAAGCGGCCTCGGCCTGATCCAGTTCTGCCCGGATCTCCGACATCGGCCTGCTGTCTTTTTTGGTCATGCTGTAGAAGTCATTAAACGAAACATAGGTCTCCTGTGTCATTCGCGGAAGAAGCGCGAGATAAAGCCTGTAAACAATCTCCTCGGCGCGATCTTCTTTGATCCGGTTGACCAGTTTATCGAAGTTCTTAATGCTCAGCCTGGAAAGAACTTCGTAGTCATAACCTTTGGTAAGCTGCACAAGCCCGGTTATTTCGTTGCCTGTACAGACCGAATAAAAGCTTCCCATTCACCAACCTCGGCGATCTGGGCGAGCCCTTTGCAAAATTCAAGGAACGGCATGCTCCGGAGCTCCTCTGCCGGAATCTCAAACGGGCCCGACAGGAACTCATAGATCTTCCTTCTGCTGGATTCCGTTGCGGCTTCCTTAATCAGCACCATCATTGCCATTCTGGCGAAGCCCTCCGGATCAGATCTGTCAGCGTCTTTCAGTTTCGAATAAACAGCAGGCAGCGAAAACAGATCTATCAGATTGGATGCGTTGAATACGTCATCGACATTTAACTTTCTCATTTGGCCTCCTTGAATTTTGAAAAGGAGCCTCCGCGAGGAGGCTTTTGATTACGATTACTGCAGGGTGTCCAGGAACTCGATCGTGTACGGTGCGGTGTACTGCCAAAGGTCAGTCTTTGCCGCGTAGCAGGCTTCGTAAACGATGTTGGCGACAACCTCGTCACGCTCCGTGAACTGCCAGTCGATGTTCGATTTAACAAATGCATTGTTCAGCGTATAGCGAACATATTTGCCGCCCTTGGTCTTGGCGATAGCGACAACCGTGTGGTAATCGGCTGTGTCCGCAACAGCACCTGTCGGCGTGACAACGCCGGATGCTTCGGAGATCGCCGGGTACAGCTTGGCGAAGTCTGCAGCGGAGATGATCAGCTGATTGAGAGACAGTGTGGCCCGCTCTTCGTCGAGGATCTCACTGTTGACTGTGTCGCCCATGTCACCGTTCGCGGCAATCGCATGGAACACGCGCTGGACCGTCCAGCTGCACGCTCCCCTGGAATAACCGAGATCGGTTCCGTCGACCGTTACCTTGCAAATGCCAAGAATGGCAAGGCTCTTATCATAAGACATTTATCTATGCCCTCCTTAAAACCGTTCTTCATAACCGACCACGGTGAACCGGACATCTTTCCGCCGGATCAGCTTGTCTGCTTCCTCGACTTCGTCCGTTGAGTCGTAGTAGAACGTATACGTGATTTCGTCAGTAGTGAATGACTTGAAGTAAAAAGCGGCTTTCACGGCTTCAACCATTTCGTCAAGATCGGTTCCGTCGCTTTCTTCGTTCACCTTGACGATGCAATTCACCGTCAGTGTGTAGTCGTTCCTCTGGAAATATGCCTGCATTTCATCGAGATGGTAGACCAGGTAATTTGCCGGCACATCATCGCTGGCTTCCACATTGTATGTTGTGTACAGTTTCGACAGTTCCGAATAGATCAGTTCCTTTTCGCTAATCATCCGGGTTCACCTCCCTGTACAATACAAGCTCGATCTTCTGGCGGTCAGTTCTGTATGTCCGAAGTACTTTATAGACGGTTCCGTCATACATTACCCGTTCTTCACCGTTGTAGTCCTCCTGGCGTAGTACCAGCGTCAGTTCCGGCTTAAGACCAACGGCGCGTGCCTGGTACGTTTCTGTCATGCGGATGCTTTCCGGATGGCACCATACCTTTTCGCCCCAGGTGATCCTAGGCTGAATCTGGCCTCTGGAATTGACCTGTGACTTGCTAAGAACGCCGAGCAGACAGCTCTCAACCATCCGCCAGCTCATACGCAGACATCCTCCATGTAGCCGCTGAACGAACCGAGTTCTGCGTTGAGAATCCTGAACCGTTTTTCCCAGGCTTCCCGCTCTTCGATTGTGTTGCCGGAGTAATTCGCGCCGGCATAAGCTTTGCAGGCTTTGATGATCAGAGGATCGTCGAGATCATAGCCCGGTTCGATTGATCTGTTCAGTTTCTCCAGGCACTCGTCCACCAGGTCGCCGATTTCGTCTGCAATGTCAGCGTCCGTTGTCGACACCCGCAGTGAGTTTTTTACTTTCGTAATGATTTCTTCTCTTGTCATTGGATCCTCCTATCATGGATGAAAAGAGGCAGATTTTTCTGCCTCTTTATCTTTTCGCTTAGGCGATGTAAGCAGCGCTCAGGTTCTTCCGCATAGTACCCTGGGCACGGAGGTAACCGGAGACGATGACATGATGTGCCTTGATGTCACGATCGGCTTCGATCATGATCGGCTGTACTTCGTTCAGGACGAAGTCCTTCGGATCGACGACAGTGACCTTTGTTGCAGCACTGTCCAGCTTGACTTCGCAGCCGAGCGTAGTGCCGATGTTGAACGGAGAGCCGGAAGCAATCGCGCCAACGATGTTGTAGTAATCGGTTGCCGGCGCATAGATAACCGGACGGGACGCTGTAACAGCCTTGCCCAGAGCGGCCTTGATGTCAGCAAACAGGTCAGATGTGGCTGTGACCTTCTGAGCAGTTGTAGCGTCTGTCAGGATCTGCGCAAAGACATCCTTTGCCAGGGACTCGCCCAGTTCGGCAGCGATTTCTTCCGCCAGGTAGTCTTCCAGAGCACCGGCGCTCATCTTTGCTTCTGCGTATGTCAGCTCAACATACTTCTCATAGTCGTAACCATACAGAACAACCTTGACGAAGGTATTGGCTTCTTCGGCCGCAGTGGCTGCGCTGTCGAGCTTCTTTGCTGTGCGGACAGCGATTGCGGTGTGCTTGGTGACTTCCATTGCAACACCGGACCGGACTGTAGCGATGTCAGCCAGGATCGGATGTGCTGTGTGAATGTTGTCCCAGATCTTGGTGTCAAGAGTCTTCGGGATTGCGATAGCATCGCCGTCGCCCGGAGCGGTGCTGTCTACAACGATGGCACGCTGCTCAGCGGTCGCATAGTTGCCCAGGACCGCATAGAATGCGTCTCTGTATTCTTTTGTTTCAGGTCCAAACATTTTCTTTTCCTCCTGTTCGGTCTTGTTGAGCTCGATTTCTGTTGCCTTGGATTCGTCGAAGGACCGAGCTTCTTCTTCCTTCGCTTCAAGTTCTGCCTTCTCGGCAATCAGGGCAGCTGAGCGCTCTTCCATTTCGGTGATTTCAGCAGACAGCTTTTCCAGATCGGCCTGTTCGGCAGTTTCGACTGCTGTGTGGATCTCCGCGGACCTGGTCTCAATCTGAGCCAGTTCTTCGTTGATCTCAATCAGTCTCTTCTGCATAGATTCCCACTCCTTTCCAGTAACGCCTTCCGCAGTTCCTCCGTATGCTTGGCACTCTCCAGTGCGGCTTTCGCGCTTTCCAGCTCGTCATGGACGCTCTCCAGCGACCGGGCGAATACTTCGGTCTGCTCATAGGCAGGGAATGTGCACACGGAAGCCTCAAGGACCTTCCCGATCGACACAATGTGCCGGGTCGGATGATCGCTCTCGAGATCTTCCCATGCATCTTTATCGACAGTGAACATAAAGGACATACCGGTAACGTCCTTGCGTTCGACTGCTGATAACACTTCTGCTGCACGCGGATTCTTCTCCACGTCCAGATCGGCGCGGATGTGCAGCCCGTCATCGCTGACGGTCAGCTGCATCGTGCTGTTCTCGTTGTTGTTCCGCGACCGCGCCAGTGGCAGCTGTGATGTGTCGTGATTCACCAGGAGGCGGACGTCCTTCAGATCCGTGCTGTCCAGCGCTCCTGTGTCGATGACTTCATCCCACCAACCGAGATTTGTACGAACACCGAAAACGATCGGTGTTCCCTCTATGACACTTTTCTGTCTTTCTTCATCTTTCCGGGATTCAAGTTCTCCTGTGAACATCCGGATCTCTTTATTCTTCTCCATCGTCGTCCCCTCCAACGTTTTGATATTCAGCCAGGTTCTGGCCGTTTGTATAGTTAAGCGAAATCAGGATCTCGTTGCCGCCCTCCTCATCGCTGAGCGGAGGATACCCGAGCATCTCCCTGTACTCGTTCCGCCGGAACAGCCCCAGCTGGTTGGTGACGCCAATCATCGCTGTGATCGCGCTCATCGGCTGATACTTAACCCGCGACATGTTTGCCTCGATTTCGTTGCCGAAACCAATCTCCCGTTCTGTGTACAGCCCGTGAGTCAGCGCGTTCGTCAGGAGCATCGCAAACGGCTCCAGCCGCCCTTCGTAGATCGCTTCGTACTGCTGCGGCGTAAATGTGTTCGTTATGAACGCTTCGTTCACGCCGAAATAGTTGAACACCATCTTCTTTGCTTCGTTCATCGTCTCGGCATCGATGACGTACGGTTTCGACTCCAGCGGCATATATTCGTATTTGCCATCCAGAACCATCACGCCTCCGTTGTTCTTTGCCGTCAGGTTGTCCTGGACGAATCTGTCCCGAGCTTTGATCAGGTCTTCCTGTTTGATCACGTTCATGCTTTTCAATATGCCGCGGATGATCGCGCTGTTCTTGATTCCCTCAACAATGCCCTGGTTCTGTGCCGTAAGCAGGTCACAAACCGGAATCAGTGCGTTGTTGTTTTCACCGACCAGATCGTCTGTCATGTAGTGGTTCCGAAGATGGATCAGATAGTCATACGGCACGGTGTATGTGTTGCGGTAGTTCATCTGGAACTGCGCAATCAGCGTGCCCTTGTCTGTCTGATAAAGCTTGAACCTCTGATAGTTGATCGGCCACAGCGCAACCAGACGACCGTCTTTGTACTCCGGCCAGATGAAGACGTTATTTGTGGCATAGAAAAGCGCTGCCACCTTGTACAGGAAATCGTACGATGTCATGTACTGGTTCGGGTGCCTGATTACTCTGGCAACGTCCGATGTCCGGTCAACCTTCTTCACGGAGTTGTCCCGGTCAGTGTACATAACTGCTTCCAGCTGCATTTTGCCGATGTTTCTGGCCAGTGCGTCGATTGATGCCCTGATCAGATCCATTTCAACTATGGCCTTGTCAAAGCTCCGGACGTCATACTGGTTGATGTCATAGCGGAGGATGTCATGCCTCTGCCGTTCTGAGCCGGTTCGGCTCCGTCTGAATATTCTGTCTAAGATTGACATGTCTCATCCTCCTACCCGACAGTGTTCAAGTAATCATCTCTGTATTTAACGAAAATGGTGTAAGCATTAAGCAGTGACACCAGCCCGTCTATTCGTCTTTTCTGCTGGATCTTCACCGGCTGGATCGTATCCAGGGATCCTGTTGTTTTGACGCCTGTGTTGGACAGGCACCATTTGAGGATCGGGTTATTGTTGTAATTGATCCGCTTGTCCGTCAGCATGCTGGCGAGTTCCTTCATCGGTGCGGACCACGTGATCGGCCCCTGGGCAACCTTTTCCATGACGCTGGCTCCAAACACACCGGACATCTCCTCTGCCCAGTAGCCGGCCATTGCACGGTCATAGCCGCATCGCCAGAGATCAATTTGATACTCATCCTGCATCTTCTTGAACCACGCTGTAACGTCGCTGTAATCAACCATAGCGCCTTCCGACAGTGTCATCAGGCCGCGGTCTGCCCACACCCGGTACGGCGCTTCTGACGCCTTCATGGACTGATTCTCGACCGCTTCCACCCTGCCCCGTGGCAGGAAATAATGCTGCAGCACGTAGAATGTATCGTCCTCTGGAACGCGGATCAGCAGTGTGGCGCACGTCAGGTCGTACACAGAGCTGAGGTCGCAGCCGGCTATGGCGTAGGTGTTGCGGATCTTCTCCATATCGAATGTGGCTTCATTGTCCAGCTGCTCCCACGTCAGCCAGGACTCTGCAGTCACGTTCTTTAGGTTGAAATCTTTAGTTAAAACTGTCGGTTTGAACTTCGGATCACTCTTCGCCTTCTCGACATTCGCTACCAGCTTCTGCTTGTCCTTGATGGTGCCGAGCCCCGGATTCGCCTTGATCCACGTCTTCGGATCTGTCCATTCGCTCTGCTCGTCTAACTCATAAACGAGCGGAAGGAAGTGCTCATCCTTCACGTCTCCGTTGATCACCTGCTCCGCGTAGGTATACATGGAGTCAAAGATTCCTTCCCGGTTGAAGCCGGATGTGGTGATCATGAATAGAATCGGCTGCTTTCTGCTATAGTTCGCCTGTTTGACCACATCATATAGATTGCGGTCCTTGATGCTGTGCAGCTCGTCGATGACTGCGCAGTGTGGATTAAGACCATCCAAAGTATTGGAATCGCTCGATAACGGCTGGAACACTCCGAAGTTGAAGTCGGAGTACATGTCTGTTTTCCGCTTCCGGATGTACTTGCTGAGATCTGGCGACTGCGTGACCATGTTCTTTGCTTCGGTGAACACGATCCTCGCCTGGTCTTTTTTCGATGCCACACAGTCCACCTCAGCACCGCCTTCATGGTCTCCGATGAGCATGTACAGGCTAAGTGCTGAGAGAAGAACCGATTTTCCGTTCTTTCTCCCCATGATCCAGAGGACCTCTGTCGTTCTTCTGAATCCGTCCTTGTCGATGAATCCGAAGATCGCCTGGATGGCAGCCTTCTGGAACAGCTGCAGCTTGATCGGCTCGCCGATCGCGCCCTTCGACTGTTTGCAGAATGTCTCTACAAAGAAAATCGGACGTGATGCCCGATCGATATCAAAGTGATATTTGCCACTCTTCGCTTTGCAGTCCTTCGCCAGTCTCTCGTAGACTGCTCTTACTTTCCGGGAGACGGGGATTTTCCCGGATTCAATTGCTCGCCAGTATTTGAGAATGTAATTGGTGTGGTCGTACTTCATCTGGTTGTCAGAAAATCGGACATCAGGTTTGCTGATCTGATCGCCAGTTCCTTCTCCGCTGCCGGGAGCATTCCAGCCAGTGTCTTGATCACCTGGTTGTAGCTCGGCAGCATTTTCTGATAGATCTGCACAGCTGACGATATTTTGCGGCCGGACTGGCCACCGCCGTTGTCGTATCCTTCGATCATGCCCTCTGCGTCTATGATTTCCTGCAGCTCTTTCAGTTTCACAGCCATGAACGCGGCGTTCTGAAGAAGGCTGTCGCACAACACCCTCTTATCCGGCTGGATGTTTTCAAAAATCTTCTGAAGTTTCTTCAATTCTTTCGAATAATCGGTATCGTTCGTCATCTTTCACCACCGCCTTCCATTTTTTCGGCTCCGGTCACACCCCAGAATCCCTCTCGGTCCTTTGAGCACTAATTTTTGAACGACGACCGGGGGAGTCGATCGTTTCCGGGGATTTTTTTCAATCGATCACTCGGTCAGCGAGCCTTCATCGTCCGTCAGGTTTGCTTCGTACGAATCAATCGTTGCCATCAGCGAGTCGTTATCCTGGTTGATCGCGGTAAGATACTGGGCCTCGATCTTCCGGATCATGTCGACATGCTGATAAACAAAGTTCTGAAGGAACGCTTTGCGCGGCATCCGGACACCGCCCTGCATGCCGATCTCGAAGCCGACAGAGTACCACGCATCATAGTTCCGTTCTCCGGAAGAGTGATAACCGCTTCCGTATTTTGACGGGTACTGTGTCAGGTTTTTAATCCCAACAATAAGATCGTTCTCCCACTTCCGGTTCCAGTATTGGTACGCGTTGAATACTCTCCTGCGCGCTTTGCCGACCAGTTCGGGCTGGTCCTTTTGAAGAAGTAACCGGACATTGTTGCAGATGTATTTGCCGACATCGGTCATCGCAAACGCGGTCAGGTCGCGGATCGAATACTCGGCCAGATCCGTGTAATCGCGGAACTCGACATGGCCGTCTGCGAACGTATGCACGTTCCGGTCGTATTTGGTAAATGTCACTTTAGCCACGTTGCACCAGATCCCCTTCCTCGTTGAATATCAGCCCATCTGCAGTTTGAAAGCCGCCGCCATGATGCTCGATTGCATGGCACGCATCACACAGCAGTTCAAGGTTCTCCCAGTTCAGCGCGATCTCCGGATCTCCCAGATTTGCGTCAGACAGGTAGATCCGATGATGCACCTGGTCGGCCGGCTGGCCGCAGCGTTCGCACAGCCAATGCTGAGACGCGCCGTATGCCTGCCTGCACCGAAGCCAGCGTTTGCTGTGGTAAAACTTTTTCCTGGTTGCCGAATAATGTTCACGCTCCGTCATATTCAAATAAATAAGAGAGCCGAAACAGGAAAGGAGGTAACCATGGAAGTGCCAGTATGCCGTCGGCTCTCTGTACACGAAAAAGACGGCCTGCTGCGAGCCGTCTTAATCGTTCACTTAACATATAACACACTTCTGTTGCACATTTTGCACAACCTTATGCAGAACCGAAATGTCTTACCACAATCATCCGCGCGGTGCTCAGATTGTTAGATCCGCACACCTCCAGAGACACTTCAGCCCAGGATCTTCCGAGCACGTACCGGGCACGGCAGATCGCCGCCAGCTGGTGATCTTCCAACTCGACAAGCCATTGATCAATCGCCTCGACTTTCGCAGCCAGCCGTGCCCTGCGCTTCCTCAGCCGGTCCGCTTTGCGCACTGCTCTGGCCGTCGGATCTGATGGTTCTGATCCGCGAGATCCGGATGTCTTCCCGTTTGGAGACGCTACCGGGTAGTAAGTCCATTCGAGTTCCTCGTCGATTGTCCGGATCTCTTTCTGCAGATGCCGATAATCCTTAAGGTCTAAGATCGTTACCCCCGTCATTATATCCCTCCTATTCGAAGACCAGCCGGGCATTGTAAGCCCTGGCGTGCATCGTCGGATCTCTGTCTGCCTCTCTTACCATTACGCGGACATCATCCCGGCCCAGCTGCTCCCGCACCTTGTCGGTCATGTACGTCTCGTAATTGCTTATACCGTGGAGCCTGTCGATGTCCTGAGCCGGCACCACGCTGATGTGCAGCATGCGTGAACTGCAAAGGTTTGTCAGCACCCACTCTGCAAGCAGGCTCTTCTTCTGCGGCTCCGGCTTTGGCTTCGGCTGCGCCTTCTTCTTAGCATTGACATGCGACGGCGGTGCAGGATCTGTGCAGCGCGGTGACATGACGATGACCTTCGTCTGGCCATCCATGCTTCTGACGTAGAATCTCCATGCATCGGTTACCGCTTTGTGCCTTCTGAGTCTGTCCAGCATCTTACTGGCCATGTATGAATCACTGTTCATCTCGGAGACCACCACTTCGGTCCTGCCATAGGTCAGCGCATCCAGCAGGATCTCCGGAACTCCTCTACTATCTACCACGGTTCGGATGCTCCCTTCTGTACTGCTCGTCACAGTATTCCTTCCAGTACCGCAGGATCACCTTGGCGCCGGTCTCTGTGATCGTGCCGCGATACTTGCCAGACCAGATGAACTTCTCATAGATCCATACAACCGGAATGTCCGGTTCCTTAATGTCCTCCATGCTCAGCCCCTCGCGATGTGGTTACGCACCGTCTGCTCAGAGCATCCGATCTTCTCTGCAATCTCCCTGGGTGTGCAGCCTTCCTGCGCCATCCGGATGATCTCGTCGTGGTCGATCTTCCTCTTTGCCGGTTCTTCCGGTACGGCCTCCGGCTCCTGGATCTGTTCGTCTTCCTCGATCCGCACGACATATGCCGCGGCCTTCTTTAAGTCTGCCAGCGTTGTCTGATCCGACAGCTCTGTCAGGATGTATATTTCTCTGTTGCCGGCCATCTCCAATGCGCTGGCCAGTGTTATCTTTTGAAATCTCATTGTTCCTTCCTTTCTCCCAGAGAGCAATAGTTATCTGTGGTTCTGCCGTACATCTCTGTTATCGGGCAGTCGACCCATTTGTCCGACTTGTTCCGCTTGCAGTCTCTGCACCTCACCACTTCCACCGCATCCACACCATCCGATTCTGCAAATTCATTCAGCACTTTCAACATCTTTCTCGGCTCTAGATTCTTGAAAAGAATGTCAATGACATTGAAGCCGTCATAGTACTTCTTTTTCATTCTTCATCCATCCTTGCCCCACAGTTCGGGCAGTAGTTCATTTCTGCTGTGCCCTGCAAAACGTCCATCCACTTGCGGCACAAAGAGCACTCAGCCCCAACTGTTCCCGCATAACCGATCCATTTGCCATGTCTGGCAGGCACTGCGTCCACTGTGGGCTGTTGGTCAACGATTGAGTCAAACAGTTTTTGTCTGTCGTCTTCCCACCATGCATAATGCTTCTTCAGTGCGTCAGCATCGATCAGTCTCATGCTTCTCCTCCGTATGGTTCCGGGTACTCCGCCCACGCGATCACGTCAGCCATGACCAGCTCTTCTTCTTCTCCAATGTGTTCCACCGCTCCCTCTGGATCGATCTCCACGTCGTGAGCTTCAACGATCGTGTGATACCAACGACCGCGTCTGTAGTAGCATCCCGGTAAGACCCACCGGGCAGATCCCGATTGACAGGTAACCAGGACCTCGTCCTTTGTGTCCGGGATGCCGGTTCTCCATTCGACAGCCACAGCTGCTTCCGGTGCCTTCCGGACATCGTCGTATACTCTCTGCATCATGGCCTTAACGGCCTGTGCGTTATCCTTGCCGGTTACCGAGCAATTAAGATCCAGCTCGATGTCGGCGATCAGTTCTTCCTTGTCTATCAGTCCCATGTCTTTCCTTTCCAGCAGTAGCCGTCCGCCCGTGTCTCCATGCCGTTCCAGTGCCGGCAGAGGATTCTGCCGTCCTCGGTGATCCGGCTGTACCGGCACACACCGCACCGCACGGGCACTACTGCTTCTTCTGCCGGGAAGTCCCGGATCAAGTGCATTACGTAGAAGTTCCCGTCTGCATATTCGTCCAGGACTGCCTTG